GGGGGGTGATGCACCTGAACGCCTTTCGCATTTCACTTGGGGCATCGTATCACCCAACTCAAATTCAAAAGTCACCCGGACTTTCATTCCGTAGAAACCTAGTGCGTTTCGTAACTAGTTTGGGTTACTCGGAAAGTTATGCACACCATCATGCATTTAAGGAGTTTAGAAAATTCCGCTAGCCCAGCAGCCGCTTGGCTGTATCCACCACGCTGCTAGCCACGCCGGTGATGGCCTCGGCCACGGTGCCCAGGCTTGCGCCCGTGCCCTCTACGGGCTGCCACTTGCCCAGCGGACATGTTGCCCCGGCGAGGGTGAGTTTCACGGACAGCGCCGCGCGGCGGTTGGAACCGCACCCGCACTTGGTACACCAGCCAATGCCACCGGGATCGGTAGCGCCCTCCACCACCTCGGCGCGGCCTTCGCACCGTAGGCAAATGGCCGCGCGCTCACCCTGCACTTGGACGCTGGCGGGGCCTTGGGTGGCGTGCCTGCGCTCCGCAGCTAGATAGGCCGCGGCGCGCGATGCGAAACCGTAGTTGATCGTCTCACCGATGCCCATCGGCCGCTCGCCCTTGACCACGCGGTGCGGGCATTGCTTGCACACGCCTGCGCTGGGGCGGCCGCCGTAGTAGTTCGCGGCGCAGCAGCCGCCGCCGCTCACGCCGCACTTGCTCCAATGGTCGCACTCAATCATGCGATGGTGATGTTGTTTATGGTCATGCCCCAATAGCCTTCGCACGGTTCGCATGGCGGTGGAACATCTACCCAGCAGGAATCAGGAATTGGGCTACCAACAGCGGACACATAAGTGCCTCGCGGGTCTGTACCAGTAGCCTTCCAAAATCCCAAATCAAGAGTTTGAGATGCAAACGCAGCGCATGGTGCAGACGGGTTGTGCCAGTGGCAATCGTTGCAAACGCCCGTAGCTGATTGCGCCGTGGGGTTGCTCAATCCCGGTTTCAGTTCAAGGAGTAAGCGCATGAACCACACGTCGCACGCGGGGTACTCCTCCGAATCGAACCCGACTCCGTTTGCTCCCAAACCCACCTTTGCAATTCCGATCAGCGCCTGCCCTGAGTTGGGTGTTCCGTTTTGGCAAGTGTCGAAGTAGTCGTATGGCATGTTGCACGCGTAGTTGCCGCTGCACCCGCCTGCTGTGTTTAAGTTGGCCGTGAATGAATACTTTTGGCACAGGCACACACCAACAACGCACGGTGCGTTTGCGTTCAGTAGAAGAACGCATGTCACTACAGCGGTGGTGCCCTGGCACCCGGTCACGGTGATGGTGAGCGAAACGCTACTGGGCAATGTGGTACCGCTCGGGCATGAGCATTCGCCACCGCAGCAGCAACCCGCCATCATCATCGACACGGGTTAGCCCTTGGTGCCGCGAATCCATCCCGAGATGGTGCCCAGCGGAACAAGGTGCCCCGCGATGTAGCCGATGGCAAGGCAAGCAAACGCGGCCCAGGTCGAACCGATCAGGGATTCAGCGGTGGCAAGGTGGTACATGGCTTGGGTTCCTCGGTGCGCTTCCAAGCGGCTTCCCACACGGGATCGCTTGCGCGCTTTGCTGCAATGTATTCCCGGATCGTCGCGGGGTTGGAAGTTTCCATTACATCGCGGGCGAGGGCCGCATCGCGCAGGCTCGGCCGCGGAATCCACCCAAGCGCCACGCGTATGGCTGCGCCTATCCCCGTCTGCCACAGGATGGCCGCCACGGCCACGAGGGCGGCCGCTGCTGCGATCCAACCCAGCAACACCGCCCACCATGGAGTCTGATCCTCCACGCCCGGTAGCGCCTTGTGGATGGCTCCGGCGGCCGCTTCGATGTGCTGGGCCTCAATCACGATTGCAGCCGCATCGGCCACCACCTCGGGTTCGGTGGAAACGCTCCCAATGTGGGTGGCCAGCCTGGCGATGGTTCCGGCGCGCTCACCGGCCTCGGTAGCCGAAACCGCAATCGCTCGGCTTGGGCTGCACGCGGCGCAGGCGATCAGCAGCAGGAAGACCAAACAGCGGATCACCGGCGGCCCTCCAGCCGGTCAAGGCGCACAGCGATGCTGGTGAGGGTTTCCCCATGCTTTGAATCGTTCGCAGCGCCCAGCACTTGGGCTTTGACCAAATCGCCCACGATGGCGCGAAGCTCGGTCAAGTCGCGGTCTTGGCGCTCCAAGATCGCATCTTTGCGGCCCATCGTTTGGAAGATTCCGCCCACGCCAACCACCAACACCACCAGTTGCACCACGCTGATCACCGTTCCAAGCGTGGTGGCCTGCTGGTGGCGAGGGCCGATGGAGGGAACCGGGCTCACGCGCAGGCTCCATCCACCGCGTTTGGCACGCTGAAGAAAAACAGGTTCTCGCCAGTCGCGCGCGCGGTGGCGTACATCATCACCACCGTATTGTTGGCGATGGCCTTGAAACTAAACCCAGCAGGGATGTTGGCGGTGGTAATGCCAGGGCCAAGCGTGGTGGTAGCGCCGATCATCTGCGGCCCCTCGCACCCGTTGATGGCCTTTCCCTTGGTGGCGATCAGGGAAGACTTGCGGCGATAGGTGTCGCTGGTGTTATAGGTGCCCGTGGTGGACACGCTCACCTCTTCCCAATCGTATTCCCACGCAACTGGCTGCGCGGCGGTGCCGCCAATGGTCGCGGTTTTACCCGCAATGGCCGTGCTGCCAGTAATGCGCGCCATGAACACCACAACCGGCGGCGGTGCGGACTTGGGCCCGCGCTGCCCCTCGCCGTTTATGCGGTTGATGGTGTCCGCAATGGTGCGCACTTGGTTCGGGGACCAGGGGCCAACATTGCCGCGGGTAACGCCGTTGACGAACATCAGATGCCCGCGATGCCAATGGCATCAAAATTGGCGGTGTCCTTGAATGGCTGCCGGAAGAACACGCATAGCGCGTTGCTCACTTCGCCATCCGGAACGGTGGTTGGCGCGCTGCCGCAGGAATCGGTTTTCTTGCCCTTGATCACCTGCCCATCGGGGCCGCGCTTGGCGATCTGCCGCAGGTGGAAGCCATTGTCATAGACAAACTGGTAGACGATTTCGTAGGTGGCCGCGCCCACTCGCGTGATGCTGCAACCCGTAAAAAGCAGCGTGTCCGCCGGGAATGAGTAGGGGCCGATGACGAACGCGGCATTGTTGCGCTTGTTGATAAACCCCACCGGCGGACTGGGCCTGCCAGCGATCACATTTCGAACGCTCACCTTCGCAACATTGTTGAAGTAGGTGATGGGCTCACCGCCGCTATCAACCTTGGTGCCGCCGATATCGGTATCGGCTGGAGTGGACTTGCTCGCCGGTGCGGTTGCGCCAACCCGGTACACATCAACGCCCTCGCCGCTCAAGCTGTATTCAATCGCCGTGAATCCAACCTCTCGTTCCACCTTGTTATCAACAGTTTCGGCTCCATTGTCCGCGGTCTGTGAATCAAACGCCACCGTGGCCTGCCACACATACCCGCCATCATCAACCATTGCCAGCGAAAAGCTGGGCTGCGTCACGCGGCCCGAAAAAAATGACCCTTGATCGGTGATTGCGCCGCCGCTGCCGCCGTATTCGGTGGGGAACAGTTTCGCAATTACGGTGGCGCTGCCGAGGATGTCGCTGGCTGTGAGCGCCTGCGCGGCCGCCTCTGTGATCACATATTGCGCGCTGCCGCTCCACTTGCCGCGCTCAAAGTTGATGGTGGTTCCACCGGCGCGCTGGGCAATGTTGATGGTCACAGGCATTTACACGGCTCCCGTTGCTGCTGCGAGTTTCGCCAAGTGCGTTGCGCTGGCCGCCGTGGCCTTGGCGGTGGCCTCTGCGGGCTTGGCCAGTTTATCCAGCCCGCTCGTGGTGCCAGCCATTTTCACGCTGCCCACGGCGCTTTGGATGCTCTCGATGTTTGATACCGCGGTGGTCTTGGATGCACCGGCTTCGGCTGCCTTCAGTTTCTCATTCAACGCGCGCGCGTTCTCTTGCTCCTGCGCGTCAAGTCCAAGTCGATCCATCTTCTTTTGGAACAACTGATCCTCGGTCATCGTGCGCTCGTCTAGCGCATCCTGCAAATCATCCATGAAGTTCATCACGGATTCCTCGCGGCGCTCCTCGGCGGCGGCGCGCATTTCGGCGCGCTTCTCCGCATCAGCCTGGGCGCGCTCTTGCGCCTTCGCGGCCTCTTCTGCAACGCGTGCGCGTTCCTTCTCTGCCTCTGCCGCTTGATCGGCAAGCATCTTCTCCCGTTCCTGCCGCTTCATCGCCTCATCTTGCGCCGCGCTCGTGGCCTCAAATGCCGCGCGCAGCTTGTCGCGGGCTGCGACGATCTCCGGACCCTTTGCGCTTTCCTTCGTCATCTGATCGTTCAATTGCTTCTCAAGTTCGGCAAGGCGCTGCGCTCGCTCCACGCGTGTTCGGTCTGCATCACTTACGGCCGATGCAAGTTCCCTCTGTTTTTCAAGATCGGCAACCATTTTTGATCCAATTGCCAACTGCTTTTGATTTCGTTCAGCTTCCTCTCTGCTTGCTTTGATACTTGTTTCGGCTCCGCTGCTTCTGCCGCTGGCGTATTCCCACATCGTCGCAAGCGCACTGGCAGCAGTTTCCAAACCAAATACACCCTTGGACTTGCTCTCCATCCAATGGCCGAACTCAACAATTTTTTCTTGGGCAATTCCAACACCTTCGCCGATCCACCCGCCAACCGTTCCAGCAACAGGAATTTCTTTCAGTGCGTTAGATAGCCCATCACCAATTGAGTATGCGATTTGCTTTCCTGCATTGTTGAACATTGGATTCTTCAGCGACTCATCAATGCCCTTCAGCAAAGTGTCCGCCAACTGGATTGAGAAGAATGTTCCAATCGATTTGCCAAGCGACTTGCTCCAAGACTTCATGCCCTTGGATATGGCGGCTTCGATACCGCCCACGCTGTTGGTGGTTGCTGCCTCCACTTTCTTCCACCCAGCCATGTACTGATCGGATTCAAGCGTGATACGGGTTTTGAACGCTGCGACATTACCCATGGCGCTTTCCTCCAAACATGGCGCGAAGCTGCTTCACCGCATCCAGCGGCGCGCCCTTGGGCTTGTCTTCATAGGGCATGAAATCCGCCACCTTGAAAGGTGTGCCGCTGGTGCGGTGGCAGTTCGCTACGGTGCTGGCGATAATTGCGGAACGCAAATCGGCGCGCGTATCACCGAAAGGCTGGACTGCGTTGTAGGCGATCCATTCGGTTAGTTCGCGGCTCGACATGGTTTCCTCTAGTTCCGCAACTGTGCGGCCCAACGCAAGCGCCAACTGGAACATGAACTTGCGTAGCGGCCGCTCAATCAGTTTTTTTCGATGGCTTCCTTGTCCTTCGCACCCATGCCCGAGAGCCGCGTTGCGATGTCGTACAACTCATCGATGACGGATGCGGGCATGTCTCCGATGGCTTCGATGTCCGCGGCGCTAAACATCGGAGCATCACCGTCATACGCGCACATGGCCACGAGGCTGGCGCGGATGTTGGTGAGGGTCTTTCCCTTGGCGCTCCAAATGCGCTGCTCCCACTCGTCGCGCTTTCCTGCGGTGAGCCCGCGCATGGTCACATCGCCAACTCCGGGCACCTCTACTTCCTCGGTAGGAACGGTGGCCCGGAGTGCAAGAAACTTGGACTTCAGGTCGCTCACGGTTTAGTCCTGGTCCGTGAAGGTGACGCTTCCGGAAATCTTGATGCTGATCGACGCGGTAACCGCCGAATCCATCGCACCCTTCACGCTGTAATCGGTGACGAATCCGATAAAAGAGAAGGTGGCTCCGGGGTTGGTGCCGCCAACACCGTTTCCGAAGGTAATGAGCCAAGACTTCAGAACCGGGCGAGTGGTGGCCGCGGTCACATCCAGTTGACCCAGCACGGTCACCTGCTGCGCGTCATCGGGGTCGAGATTCACCTCGAGCGACACGGTGCCGCTATCGATCAGGCCCGCCGCGTAGGTGCGAAACTGGTTGCCCAGGTTCGAAACATCGATGGTGTTCAGCTTGATGCCATCAAGGTTGATCGACAGGATTTCGCCAACCGCTGCGCTTGGCGCTGAATAAGCGCCGCTGGCAATTGGGCCAACCTTGAGCGTGGTTCCGAAACTGGTGAATGCGGCCATGTGCGTTTCCTCTCGTTAGCCCCGATCAGGGGTTGGTAATGGTGGTGGGTGAAACCGATTGTGCGCGGTAGTACGCATCGACCGAAACCACCGCGATGTGGATGCCCGTTTCCGTGCCTTCTGCGCCCACATCATAAGTGGAGGTAATGCCGTTTTCACGGATTTCCTGCACCGTGGTGCTATATGCGGAACCCTTCGCGCCGTGCATAGCAACCCGCACGATCTCGCCCAGTTCGCGCGCGGCCTTCAGGCTTGCCGCTACGCACTCGATGTTCATGCCCATCCGGCGCAGGCAATCCGTTCGCGGCATCGACGGGCTCACGGCTTCGTCGCTCTGCACCGATAGAACGATGGCCGGAAGGGTGCCAACATCTAGCCGGTATGCCGATGTGATGCGCTCCGCAGGAACAATGGCGGTCACCCCGGCGCTCTGAACCAACGCCTGGCGAACTACCGCGATGATGGTGCTACTCATTTGACTCCATTTCTTGCAGCGGCTTTGGCCGCTAGGCGCTCGAAAACATCCTCCATTTTTCGATTCAACTGGCTTTCAGCCGTGTACCGGAACCGCTTCAGGATCGAAAACGCCCCATTGAACCCGCGGTAGGAACGCTTCGAATGGCGGCCGGACTCCATCAGGAACATGCCGGGGCCCCACGCCTTCAAGCGCAGCAGGTAGCCCACGCCGCGCTTGAGCTTCGCCACCTTAAAGCCCCAGCCATCCCTGCCATCGCGCACGAGGGCTTGGATGGCTAGGTTTCGGGTAAAGCCAACGGGCAATCCCTGCTTTCGATTCTTGTTCCACCATCGGTGTTGCAATGCGCGTTGCAGGCTCTCGCCATCGTGCTTGCCGGTGAGGGAATCGAAGTACTGGAGCAACGCCATTTGGGTTGGCTCGCCAATATCCTGCAACACCTTTAGAACGGTGTCATCCAGTTCGCGGCCGGTCATAGTGAGGATGGTTTTCCGGAACTCCGGCAACCCTTCCACGATCATTCTTTGGCGCGCGCTGGGCATTACTGCACGATCTCCATAGCCATGCAATCAAGGAACTCGCGCCGCTCGCGCCAATCGGTGACCGTCACGATTTCCCAAACCCGGCGCGTCATGCCGCCCGCGGTGGAAACGGTTTGCAACTGGCTGCGGTGGGTCACATCCGGATGCCACCGCATCCGTAGGCGGTGGCTTACTGCCTGATCCAACTGGCGATGGTTCATGCGCTCGCTCGGGCTTGCGTCGCTGATTTCGGCGAACAGGATGGTTCCCGTACCCGCCGCGCTCACCGTGCGGATCGGCTGCCCGTAGGTATCAAGCGCCGTGGTAGCCACCATCAACTCAAGCGCCACGCGCATGTTGCCGGGGTTCACCAGTAGCCCCCGTCCTGATACTGCACGATCAACCGGCGCACGGTCATCGGGATTTCAACAGGTGCCGCAGCCATCGCCACGCTCGCGCGATTATCGTACATGTTGCTGCATTGCAGAAGGCACGCGTGTACCAGGGCGCGGGGGATGTTCGCGGCCGCCGCACCATAGCCCGCGGTGAATGCCACGGACACATCAAGCGCCCCCTCACCAAGCGTGCTGGGCCACGATTGCGAACCCTTCAGGATCACGCGCCCAATGCCGTTGACGCTGAACGCGTTGTAGGCGCTCGCAGAAAGCGTTTGGGCGGCCCCGGCTGCGTCGGTGTAGGTGATGCTGGAAACCGCAATCCAAGGCGAACGCGGCAACACGATTTCGCCATCGGTGGGGAACGCCTCCAGCGAATAGGTGAACGAACGCGTGATCAGCGCCCGCCGCGTTTCGTTCTCGATCACCTGCGTGGCGGCTAGCACCATATCGCCCAGGGCGGTGTCATCTTGGGTATGGAAGATGCGCCCAAAAACTTTGAAATCGGCCACGCTGATCGCCGTGGTAACTGCGCCGGTGTCGTTCAGGTTCGTTCTCATGCGGGTTCCAGTTCCTCTTCCGGCGGCGATGGATTGATGAATGAACCATCTTGGTACAGGTATCCAATCTCCGCGCCAACACCATCTACCCACTCTCCCCCCAAGTTTGCGACTGCCCACGACAGGCCAGCAGGATCACCGATGACGATGACCGCAACCACGATTCCGTTTTTGATTTGTGCGGCTCTCATGCCGTAAATGTCCCGCTTGTTGTGAGCACATGCTTGGTAAATCCGCCGCTGGTAGTGGTGATCATCGTTCCGGTGTACGCAGCGGTCGCGCTTGCGGCACCTGCGTAGCGAATGACTACAACACCCGACGATCCGGTTCCGCCACTCTTGTTTCCAGCGACAGCGTTTGATCCCGCACCGCCGCCACCGCTGCCCCTATTCGCTGTTGCAGTCTGACCAGAAGTGCTGCTGCCGTTGCCGCCGTTGTTGTTATTGGCGTTGGAACTTCCGCCAGATGGAGAAGAAACGCTAGTGGAACCACCAGCACCACCAGTTGCATATGTTGTTCCGTCATATGCAGAACCGTTGCCACCTGTTCCCGCGCTTCCCTGTCCGTTCGTGCCTGCGGATCCGGCACCGCCGCCGCCAGCGCCATTGAAATTGGAAGCCGATGCTCCAGTCAACCCACCCGCATTTCCCTGTCCCGAGGTTGCAGTTCCGCCGCTGTTTCCTGCGATTGACCATCCAGCGCCGCCGCCGCTGCCGCCGCTGCCACCATTTGCATTCCCGCCGCCAGTTGCGCCGCCGCTTCCGCCGCCGCCGCCACCGACCGCAGTTGCAATTCCTAGGCCGGTGATGGAACTATCAGTGCCAAGACTGCCGCGAGCGTTGCCTGACGCACCTCCGCCACCGGCTCCGATGCTGACGATGTAGTTAGTGCCAGGAGCCAACGAAGCGCTGGAGGTAAACACATAGCCTCCAGCACCTCCGCCGCCTCCTGAACCAAGGTTCGCAACGGTTCCACCGCCGCCGCCGCCGCCTGCGATGACCAGCACTTCAGCGGAGTAGGGGCCTGTCGAAGCGCCGCGCCGCAGCATGAACGGAACATACGCATTCCCCTTCATCGCTTGCCCTGGCCTTTCTGCTTGGGTGCCTCGCTAGGCGCAGCAAGAACCGCGTGTACGCGTTCCGCGATGCCTGCCACGCACCATTGCTGCGCGGTATCCGGATCGACCGTAGCCACCTCGCCCGGCCCCCAAACGCCCTTTGCGCTGGCCACGGCTTTGAGGAATTGAACTTGAACCATTGTCATGGTGAGGAAATCCGGCGAGGGCCTTTCGGCCCCCGCCGGTGTGGGTGCAGTTTCAGTATCAGCTAGCCGAAGTGACGAGGCCCTTGAACGCCAGCGCGGGAAGCGAGAGCTGGCAATCCATACGCATATTTGCGATGTAGCCCGTCTCATTCGTATCCGCGTAACGCTCGCGAAGCACCTTCAGTTCGTAGTTGCCGGTGGTGCCGAAGTAGCAGTAATCCCAAGCGCCGATGATGCCGATCTTGGTAGCGGTGGTGCCGCTCGACGGAAGCGCCGAAATGGCCGCGCTGGTGTACACCGGGATGCCAAGGATGCGATCCGGCTCCGGAGCCTGGCCGCTGCCGCCCTTGGTGTAGCCGTTCTCCCAGAAGTAGTTCGTGACATTGGTGGAACCAGTAACGCCGCCCAGCTTGCGGAGGTATCCCAAGGTGGAATCGTTCACGATGATCGCGCAGCTGGGGTGCTGGCGGTACTGGCGAGGCAGGCTGTAAATCCAGTCGATGACCTTCTCCGCCGTGAACGCCGTG